TTACGTTAGCATGAATTTTTGGAATTTTTCGGCGCTTTTTTCTTCTTGGGATTTAGTTACGTGGACATATATATTCATGGTTGTGTTTGTTGTACTATGTCCTAGTCGATGTTGTACGTCTTTGATAGTCATTCCTGCTTCGAAGCATAAGCTTGCGTGGGTGTGTCTTAGTGAGTGGAGTTTTATTTTTCTTAGTTTGTATTTTTTGATTACTTTTTCAAATCTTTTTCTTGGACTGTTTAGGTTTATTAAATCCCCTGATTGTGTCGTAAAGATATATTGTTTTATATTTACTATTCCAGTTTCTGATTGTTCTGTATGCCATTGTTTTAAATTATTTAGGGTATCTTTATCTATTGATATTGTTCTATAGGAGCTTTTGGTTTTTGGGCTTGTTATTGCCTTTTTGCTTTCTTTTGTTTTTGATAGGTTTTTGTTTACTGTTAGTGTTTTATTTTTAAAGTCTATATCTTTCCATGTTAGGGCAAGGATTTCACCTTTTCTTAGTCCAGTATATGTTGATATTCTAAAAAATAGATACCACATTGTGGTTAGTTCTATTTTTGCTTTTTCTAGAAATTCTTTTAGTTCGTCTTTAGTCCAGTATTCTATTTCTTCTTTTTTAGGTTTTGTGTTGTTTGTAGGATAGATTATATTGGTACATGGGTTAAAGTCTGTGTAGCCTTGATTTATGGCGAATTTATATAGGATATTTAGATACATGTTTACTAGTTTAAAGTCTACTAATATTTTTGATTTTTGGTTTATTAGTTTTTGGACTGTGGGTGTTGTTATTTTGTCTATCTTTTTGTTGCCTAGGTATGGTAGTATATGATTTTTAAAGATTCCTTTTACTCTTGTAAGGCTTGTGTATTTTACTGTTGTTTCATATAGTGGAAGCCATTGTTTGTATATATCGTTTATGGTGTGGGTTGATATTGATTTTATGCCTCTTTTTTTAAGTCTAGCGTATTCTATTTGGGCTTGTTTTTTACTTGTAAAGCCTTGTCTATTGGTTCTTATTTCTTTGTTTGTTAGGGGATCTTTCCCAAGGTATATATTAAATTTATAAAGGGTTTGTCCGTCTTTGTCTTTGTAACTTGTTATTTTCATTTTTTGTCCTTTCTGGTTAAAAAAAGGCAATAGTGGTCCATGTTCTTTTGAATACATGATTTTTAAGGGTATAAAAATACTAAGAGGGGGTATAGTCATGAATCGCAATAAATTATTAAAGCTTTTCAAACAAAATTTAAAAGAATCTTTGAAAGAATCTAAAGATATTAATAACAATATAAAATCTTTTAAGAAAGATTTCTATTCTAAAAAAAGCAAATCTGAAGATTTTTCTAAGGGTTCTAATAATCTTTTAAAGAGGTTTGAAGAGGAGTTTGAGAATACAAAACTATAGGTCTTAACAATATAGTGTCATTAGGATTTATTCCTAATGCATTAGTAAGTGTTTCTATAACTATGCTATTTATCATGGATTCAATTCCTGTAAATTCTCCTGCCTTAATATCAAAACTGTTTATTGAATTTAAATTTCCTATCACTTCACCTATAATATTTAAATCATTATTGAATTTATAAGAAATTTGTTTAGGGTCACATAATAGTTTTTGTGCATCTATAGGTATAAGTAAATTTTCAGTGTAGAACATTAAATCTGTAGGCATTATTTTTGTTAGAAATTCAAGCATTTCTACTAAATTTTTAAGAATGTTAAGTTCATTTGCTGAGTTTTGCTTTTTGTCCTTGCTTAATCTTCTACGCTCTTGTCTATTAAGTTTTTCTTTTATTTGGATGCCATTTATATCTGATTTCGCCTTTTCTTTGAAAAAGTCGTCACTCATAATGGTTTTTAGTTTTTTAAAGTCTATAAGGCTTAATTCTTTATTTATTAAAACAATGCTAGAATTTTGAAATTCATTTTCTTCTAAATGTATAGTTTCTATGAATTTATTTATCTTTGCGTAAGCGTCATATGTTTTTCTTATACTTTGACCACTTGATATAGAGCTTGCGTCTTTTAATGTGTCAGTAACACTTTCACTGCCTAAGTCTATTTTAGCTGATATTATAGGAAAGTTTGTTCCAAATTCTGTATTTCTGCTATTTTGTTGTAAGTTCTTTTCGTGTTCATTTGATTTGTTTGATGATTTATTTAAAATTAAACTTTCTATATCACCTTGAAAGATTTGTGATAGATATGAATTTATTAAATTTTCATCTATATATAAGTGCTTTTTTATTTGAATTTCTTTCATTTCCTCACCTTTCTATAGTATTACTGAGTATAACACTACTTTTCCTATTATTTCTATGTTTTCGTTTATGTCAAAGATTTTATCGTAGTAACAGTCTAGGGTTGAGCTGGGTTTGAAGATTAGTTTGTTTTTGATGTGGTAGAAGTATTTGACTGCAAAGTCGTTGTCTTTGGTTTTGTATACTACTATGTCACCGTTTTTAAGGTCATAGATGCTGTTGTAATCAAGTACTCCAATTATTGACCCGTTTGGTATTATTTTGTTCATTGATTCACCATTTACTTTTATGAATGATAGGTGCTTACTGCCTGCAAATTTGCCGAGGATTTCATCTGGGATATGTATGCGTGGTAGGTTTTGCATGCCATCTATGTTTACAGGACTGCCTGCTGAAATATAGTCGTCTATATAGGGATAGGTGTACATGCTTACTGCTCTTGCTAGGGGTTCTAGGTGGTCTTTTTGTTCGCCTAAAAGGTAGTCCACGCTAACATCAAAGAACTCAGAGTATTTTATTAGAGTTTCAGTAGTAGGTGTTCTTGCGTTGCTCTCAAACATGCCAATACTAGATCTACTTGTTTGTAATCTTTTAGCTAATTCTTCTTGACTAATGTTATAGTTTTTTCTTAAATTTTTAAGTGTATTACCAATTTTCATAACTCCTCCTATCACTAATTGTGACCTTTTATTTTTATTATATCACTATAAGTGATAAAGTAAATGGCTTTATAGTCACATTTAAGGACAAAAAACGAATAAAAACATATTATTTTCTTGACATTGTCACATATAGTGATATAATATAATTAACAAAGCAAGAAAGGGGGATTGAATGAGTAAAGAAGACAATAAAAAAGATGATCAACTCATAAAATTAGCATTAGCTACTGCGGTAATCAGTTTAATAGATAAGCTAATTGAGTTAATCATCAAAATAATAGATATAGTTAGGGCATAGCCCTACTATATCAATACTATACTCATTCCATAAGAAAAATGAAAGATGATAGAAAGAAACTTACAAATGTTTTAAAAATTATAATTGGTTTGAATGTTTTTAGTATTTTGTTAAGTTTGATTAATTTGTTTAGGTAGAAAGGGGAGATAATGGAAAAAAAGAAGATTAAAGAAATTGATAAAGATGTTAATGATTTTTTAGATTTTAGGAAAAAATTTACTAGGGCAGAATGGGACGAACTTAATCATGTTGTAAATTTAGTAGAAAATAAAAGAGCCAATCAAGTTAAGTTGACTGACTCTGATATTGAAGAAATAAAGGGTAGATTATTGGGTGATTTTATTTTTCATTCTTCAAGATTTGTCAGCACAACAGAAGATGAGAAATTTGATTTACTGATGGATGTTGTAGATAAATTAGATATTTGGAAGAAGTCTAAGTATTGAGGAGCTCTTCAATCTTTTCAATGTTTGGATATGTCTTTTTTATAGAGTTAATAGTTTGTTTGAATAGTTGAGCATCTTCTTTACTAACTACAGCTCCTTCTTTAGAGTAAGTAATGAGAAGAAGCAAAAGTTTTGTTGCTTGGTGTTCTGTAAGACTAAATTCAACTTTACTAGACATTGTTATAACCTCCTTTCTGATTTTATTATAGCAGATTGGAGATTATGGAGATTTAATTTGGTGGTGTAAAAATGTCAAAGAAAAAGATAAAAAAGAGCCTTTGCTGTTAGGCTAAGGCTCGGAAGTAAAATCTTGACTGGTAAAATTTATAAAATTGGTAGAAATTAATAAAATAGGAGATAATAATGGACATTTGTTTAATAACAATATTCGCCAATTTATGGTCTTTGTTAATAATATATGTTATTGATAATTTTGAATCTCGTTATAAAAAACTTGTGATATGTCTGCTAGCTTTAATTCTCGTGATAGTTGTGATGCTTCCAGTAATATTTCCTGAGTCATTTCTATGAATGTAGTATTAATTTTATCTTTAGCATTAGAATAAGCTTTATTTCCATTACAGTATTCAAAAAAGTCTAACATAGCTAAATAATAATCTATAGCTAGCAAGGAAGAATTCTTTCCTAGATATTCAATATTTTCTAAAGTAATAGAATTTATAGTTATTGCTACTTCGGAAGTGTTTATAGGATAGGGAAGTAGGGGGAAAGACCTTGCAAGCAACTGAATATATGGGATATATACAGTCTCATATCTTTTTTGTAAAGATTCTTTCTCTAGCTTTTTGTTACTTTTTTTCATACCTAAGTAATGTGAAATAAAAATCGATATTATTGACACTAATGGGGTTATCACATTTATAAATTTAAAAATCATATTCTCACCTCCTTGTATATATTATACATTGGAGATTGAGAAAGTTTAAAGGGGGTGGTTGTTTGAAAGAGTTTGATAAAAGGTTAGGGAATAAACTTATTCCTAAAGAAATAAAAGTTACTTCTGTTGTTGAAGTAACTTATGAGATAGAAAGTGATGTTGAAGTTTTTAATAGGGAGGTTAAGGACTACTACAAGGATAATGAGTTTGTGGGAAGAGTTGATCCTATGAATCAATTTGACAAGATACTTTGAGTACCATCTAGGTAGTTTATTTCAAAAGCTATTAGTAAGACAAGATTTTCAGTAAAGTTTCTCAAGTCATCAATATCTTTTGATGGGTGAAGCTTTATAGGGTGGGTTTGGTCATTGCCAAGGTAGGCACACATTCTGGCTAAATTTTCTAATTTCTTATTTTCGATTTTAGATATAGCTGAATTTAAGGTCAATTTTAGAATTTTTTCGGAATTGTCAGGGTCTTTATATATTAAAAAATCTTTGACAAGTATTTCTACAGATTTTCTATATCCCATACCTGCTATTTGTTTTAGGTCAAGCTGATAAGCTGTTTCAGATTGAATGTAGACTTCTTCAAAGTCTTCAGATATTTTTTTTATATTATCGGGAACATTTAAGTCTACAGTTGGGGAATAAGTATATGGAACTAAGGTTTGTTTAGGATTTTGCCTTGGGTTGTTATAAATATATTCAACAGCATAAAAACTTGAACATATATTGCATCTAAGTAAGATAGCAAATACCCTATTTTGACCATAAGTTTGAAGTTCAGATTTGCTAATTATTGTAGGAATCATTTCTTTGTGGCAATGTGGGCAGAGTTTTGGGACATCTAGTTCTAAATTATCATAGTATAAGATTGTTGTTGGTATATTCGTCATAGTTTTCTCCTTGGTGTTTTATTTATATTATACCATTGGAGATGTAGAAAGTTTAAGGGGGTGGTTGTTATTGAAAAGGTTAATAAAAGGTTAGGAAATAAGTTGAGAAGGTTGAGAGTCGGTGAAGGAAAAACCCAAGAAGAGTTAGCAAGGTTGCTGGGTATTTCTACTAGTTCCATTGGGATGTATGAAATAGGTACTAGAGTACCAAGCGATAAAGTAAAGAAACAATATTCTTTATATTTTGATAAGACAGTAGATGAAATATTTTTTTAAAATAAATTGTCACTATAAAGGACTAATAATATGAAAATCCGAATAAATTGTCACAAAAAGGAGGGAAAATGAATAATATTAAAATTTTTGAAAATAACGAATTTGGAAAGATTAGAACTATTATAGATAAAAATAATGAACCTTGGTTTGTTGGCAAAGATATAGCAGAAATTCTCGAGTACCGAAATGGTAGCCGAGATATAAATAGGCATGTAGATGAGCTTGATAGAAAAAAAGAAATGGTGCATGACGGAAACCAATTAAAAGAAACTATTCTTATTAACGAATCAGGTTTATACTCCCTAATCTTTTCATCAAAAATGGATAAGGCAAGAGAATTTAAAAGATGGGTAACAAGCGAAGTACTACCAAGCATAAGAAAACAAGGGATCTATATGACTGAGCAAAAGGCAAAAGATATCTTAGCAGATCCTGATTCAATAATTGAAATAGCTAATCAATGGAAAAAGGCAGAAGCAAGACTTGCCTTAGCTCAAACAAAGATTGAAGAAGATAAACCTAAAGTATTATTCGCCGATGCAGTATCAGCATCAAGTAAGTCATGCTTAATGGGAGAATTAGCTAAGTTAATAAGTCAAGAGGCTATTAGGCAAGGTAAGAGTGATAAGAAGATTGGTCAAAATAATTTGTTTAAGTGGATGAGGAATAAGGGCTATTTGTGCAAGGGTGGAGAAAGAAGGAATCAACCTAAGCAAGTGTTTATTGAGCAAGGATTGTTTGAGATGAAGAAGGGGTCTTATATAGATAGTAATGGGACTAATGTTGTGACTACTACTACAAAGATTACTGGTAAGGGTCAGGTTTATTTTGTTAATAAGTTCTTAGGATAGGAGACGAAAATGGAAGCAAGCAAATTAGTAGGTGCCGTTCTCGAGATTGAAAATGAGAATAAGGAGCTAATTGAGTTATGCAGGTGTCTATATAGGTACAGTTTGGATTGTAAGGACGGTATTACAGATGATAAGAAGAGTTTAAGAAATAAGGATTTCTTGAAGCAGACAGAAGTGTATGACTATTTGGGGATAGGAAATGAAACTTTGATGAAAATGAGGATTGATGGTTTACCTTGTTACAGGTTATCAGAACGTAATATTTATTATAGCAAGGAAGATATTAAGAGGTTTTTATTTGAAAGGGAGGAGTAGATATGGAAAATAGCAAAAGAAAGATTAGAAAAAGAAGTGATGTTTTTAAGATGTTGGATGGTCGTAAGGTTGATGATGTTTGCGTGAAGTTTACAGCAAAACCAGAAAAAGAAAGGATTAGGGATAAGGTTTTAGGACTATTTATTGTGGGGTTAATGATGTTGTTGGCTTTATGTGGTCCTAATGAGATAACAAGGACTGCCGGAATAGCGCTTATGTTTATAGGTTCTTGCATGGCATTTTTGGCATAAGAAAAGAGCCTATGTTTATAGGCTCAAACGAAATTTTAGATATTTGTATTATACCCAAAGGGAGAAGATTATGAAAGAGTACGAGGAAATTTTGATGGATAAAGACCAAGAAGAAAGACTTCGAGAGGGAGCTAGAAGCCTTAATATAGATAGTCTTACACTAATTATTGGACATTTAGATAAACAAGGCAAAACAAGGACAAACAGTGCAACATTAAGAATCTTAGATGATGAACTAGAAAGAAAGTTAAGGCAACAAGAATTTATGCTTAGGTGAAAGGGGTTAATATGGAGATTGAAATTATAAATTTAAAATTTAAAAACTTTAAAGGATTAAAAGATTACAGCTTAAATTTTAGCGAAAATGTAACAACAATTAGTGGAGAGAACGCAAGTGGTAAAACAACAATATTTGACGGATACTGCTGGCTTTTATATGGCAAAGATAGCTTTAATAGAAAGGACTGTGATATAAAGCCATATGACATTGATGGAGAAAATATACACAATGTAGAAACTAGTGTTGAAGGTGCATTTTTATTCAATGATAAAGAAGTAAAGCTAAAGAGAATATACAAGGAAATTTGGAAGAAAAAGAGGGGATCTAACACCAAAGAATTTTCAGGACATACAACAGATTTTTATATAAACGAAGTGCCAAAAAAGAAAAAAGAATATGAAGAATTTATTTCAGAATATATAAATGAAGAAGAGTTTAATCTTTTGTCAAACCCGCTATATTTTAATGAAATAATCGATAAAAGCGAAAGAAGAAATATACTTTTAAGCTTAGTAGATGATGTAAGTACAGATGATGTAGTAAAAGAAAATAAAGAGTTAAAAGAGCTTGATTTAGAGCAATACGCCATAGAAGAACTGCAAGCTATGTCAAAGTCTAAAACTAAAAAAATAAATGAAAAACTTAAAGAAATACCAGCAAGGATTGATGAACTCAACAGTACTAAAGTTGATGAAGATTTTAAAGAACTTGAAGATGAAAAAGAAAAGATTGTGAAAGAAATTGAAGATATAGATAGGGAACTTGCAGGCAACAAAAATGTATCAGAAGAACTTGATAAAAAATATAAAAGTATAGCAGAACTTAAAGAAGAATTTAACGCTATCAATAGTGATTATGAAGAAAGTAAAAAGAATAATATACAAAAATTCGAGAATAAACATACAGAAATACAAAGGAAAATTGATGCTTGTACTTTTGAAATAACAAACACTATAGACCGTATAAATTCGCTTGAAAATCGAATTGAAGAAAAAGAGAAGCTTATAAATGATGTCAATAAAGAACTTGAACAAATGAGAAAAGACTGGGTAGATATAAGCACAAAAAAATTTGATGGTAGTCTTAATTGTCCAACATGCGGAAGAGAATTTGAAGAAGATAAAAAGCAAGAAATACTTTCTAATTTCAACATTCATAAAAGCAACGAAATAGAAAAAATGGAGAAAAAGGGTTTTGAACGTAAAGACAAAATTGAATCTTACCAATCTAATATCAAAGAGTTTGAAACTGAAAAGGAAAATCTTCTAAGCCAAGAAAAGAAATTAAAAGATAAGAAAGAAAAGCTAAAAGAAGAAGAGCTTACAGTACTTGAAATAATTGAAAGAGCTAAGGCTTTAAAGATAATGCCAAGCCTTATAAAAAGACAAGAAGAAATTAAAAAAGAGATTGAAAGTATAGAAGAATCTATCAAAAATATAGATAAAAAAGACAATACCCAATTATTGGAGCAAAAAAGGGTCTTAAATCAAAAGTTAGATGAAATTAATACAAAAGTATTAGGTATAGGCTTTAATGTGAAAATAGATACAAAAATCGAAGAATATGAGCAAGAAGAAAAGAAGCTAAGTGCTGAGTATGAAGAAGCACAAAAAATCTTATATCTATGTGATGAATATACAAAGACTTATGTAGATCTAGTTAGTAGTAAAGTAAATAATTTCTTTACTTTTGTAAAGTTTAAGTTATTTGATACTCAAATAAACGGTGGAATTCAAGAAACTGCAGAAGCTACTTTCAAGGGAGTACCTTACGGAGTTTTAAACAATGCTGCAAAGATTAACGCAGGTCTTGATGTTATAAATGCTTTATCACAAAAATATGAAAAGCAAATTCCAATTTTTGTAGACAATGCAGAAGCAATAAATGAACTTACTGAAGTGGATAGTCAGTTAGTTAGGTTAGTAGTTAGTAAAGACGAAGAATTAATTGTTGAAGATTAAGGAGAAAAAAATGACAAATAGCTTACAAAATAAAAATACTAGTACAAGTGCAACTCTAATAGTTAATCAAGCTATTGATGAAGTTACAAAGATGTTGAAATCAGGTGTGTTTGATATGCCTGAAAATTATAGCTTTAAAAATGCTATACAACAATCTAGGTATTTGTTACAAGAACCTGATAAAAAAGGAAAAAGCATCATAGATAAATGTGATCCACAAAGCATATTGAATTCTGTTATGGAGATGGCACAAAAAGGATTGAATCCATCTAAAAAGCAATGTTATTTTATTCCTTATGGTGGAAAATGTACTCTATCTATCTCTTATCAAGGCAATGTTGCTATGGCAAAAAGAAGTGGTCAAGATATTGGAGATGTATATGGATATGCAATATACAAAGATGATGAATTTGAGCTTGGATACAACTTACAAAAAGGCATAACTGAAATAACAAAATATGTTCCCGACGTCACAAAATGGACGAAAAATAATATTGTTGGAGCTGTTGCTGTAATAACTGATTGCAAGGGCGTTGTCAAGTATACAGAATATATGACTATGGAGCAAATAAAAGATTCTTGGAATATGGGTTATGCAAAAGGCGATTCTAAAGCACATAACATGTTCCCTGATCAACAAGCTATAAAAACTGTTAAGAATAGAGCGGTTAAGTCTTTTGTTAATACTTCAGATGATGGCGAAATAATGAGTGAAGATGATAAGCTAACAGCCTATGTAGATGAAAGTTTTAATGAAGAAAAAGAAAGCGAAGCGAATTTATTAGAGCTTGACACTAATTCTCTTGAAAATAATGAAGAAGCACAATTTGAAGAAGTGAAATACGAAAAAAAGGAAATTCCAAGCAATGTCGATTCAGAAACTGGAGAAGTGCTTGAAGAAGATAATATTGAAGGGCAATCTGACTTCTTTGATAGTGACTTTGAAGCTTTAGATAAGGCACCATTTTAATGAATATAGAAGTTCTAGGCACAGGTTCTAGTGGTAATTGTTACAAAGTTTCTGATGGTGAGTCTACGCTCTTATTAGAGTGTGGACTACCTTATAAAATTATACAGAAAAAATTAAGGTTTAAAATGCACAGTTTAGACGCTTGTTTAGTCACTCACGAACATATGGATCACGCTAAGGCTTGTAAAGATATGCTAAAAAATGGAATAGACCTATATATGACTTATGGGACTAGTAAAGCTTTAGATTTAAAAGGTCATAGATTGCACAATTTTAGAGGGGTTAAAAAAGATGAGCTTGTATCTTATAAAGCTGAAAAAATAAAGACTTTTAAGGTATTAGCTTTTGAAACAATACACGATGCAGATGAGCCTGTAGGTTTTTATATAAAAAGCGTAAAAAATGGAGAGTCTTTGGTCTTTATAACTGATACGGCTTATATGAAATATAAGATTCCTGATTGTGATTATCTAATGGTTGAGTGCAATTATGTGAAAGATAGGCTTGATTATAACTTTAAACAAGGACTTATAAATATAAGTTTAAGAAATAGGATTGTGAAAAACCATTTATCATTAGAAACATTGCTTGAAGCCTTAGATATGAATAGGTTAAGCAAACTTAAAAAAATATATGTATTACATTTATCAGATGGAAATAGTGATGAAAAAGTTATTGAAGAGAGCTTAAAGGCTAAAACAGGAGTTTTGGTTTATATATGTTAGCAAAGAAAGGGGTTAAGAAACTAGATGGCAGGTATAAGCTGGATTAAGTTATCAGTTAATATCTTTGATGATGAGAAAATAAAACTTATAAGGTCTATGCCGGAGGGCGATGTCATTATACTGATTTGGATTCAGCTTTTATGCCTTGCTGGTAAGACTAATGATGGTGGTGAGGTTTATATAGGACAACACATGAATTATACGGATGAGATGTTAGCTACTATATGCAATCAACCGCTCAATACCGTAAGGCTTGCTCTTAAAACATTTGAACAGTTTGAGATGATAAATCTTGGCGATGATGGTCTTATAAGTATTGCTAATTGGGAGAAACACCAAAATATAGATGGTATGGAAAGGGTTAAAACTGGAAATGCTGAAAGACAAAAGCTTTATTATTGGAGAAAAAAACTTTTAAGTGTTGGTATTAACGCATATCAAGATGGTTTTACAGAAGATATAGATGAACTTAAGAAGATGTATGAGGATAAAAACCTAACGTTAGGTCTAACATCATCTCACAGACCAGATATAGATAAGAATAGAATAGATATAGATAAGATAAGAATAGATAAAGAATTAGACAATAATAATATAACTGGTTTATCCGAAGAGGAGAAGAGGACTATTATTTATTATTATCGTTTTATTAAAAATAATACTAGCACTAATGATTTAGGTATGATTGTAAACTCTGTTAAAGAGTATGGTTGGCAGGAGGTTATATATATTCTTTGGTATCTGAAAGAGGAGCAGAAGGCTAATATTACAAGTTTTAAGTATGTGAATACTGTTCTTAGGAGAAAAAAAGATTTAGATGAAGGAATAGTTGAGTTTATTTCTAAGAGAGAGCTTAAAATTGTTGAAGGGATATGATGAAGATGTTGTTTTAGAAAGTTATAGTAACTGTCAACTAATACTTGACTGTTACTATAATTATGATGGTGATTTAAGGGCTGATTGTGATGATAAAACAAAAATTTGACGTGAAGCTAGCAGTAGAAGATATAGATATAATTTTAGAATTGATTGATTGGATATATAAGCCTAATCAAAGTGATGTAAAATACAGCGATAAAAAAGCAAGGGCTTTGAATTTATACAAGTATTTAATGTGGACTAAGAACGAAATAAAAAGGGGTCAAGGAGGATGTTGAGAAGTGCAGCTGGTTTTGTATGGCAATCCTGCCACTAAGAAAAACTCTATGCAAATTTTTAGGAATAAAAAGACGGGGCAATCTTTTTTGTCTCAGTCTGCTAGGTACAAGGAATATGCAGAAGATTGTGGCAGACAAATTACGGGGAAATATAAGAAAGGGATTGATTATCCTATTAATCTTAAGTGTGTTTATTACAGGAAAACAAAACATAGGGTTGATCTTATAAATCTTTTGGCTGCTACTTGTGATATTTTGGCAGATTATGGGGTTATCAAGGATGATAATTGTAAAATTGTTGTTGGGCATGATGGTTCTAGGGTTTTGTATGATAAGAATAATCCTAGGGTGGAAATTGAAATAAAGAGGGTTTGAAGGCGAGGATAAGAAGGATTGAAGGAGGTGTTAGGTGAGGTTATGTTGTGTTTGTTTAAGTTTTGTTATATAGGTTTGCTTTTGTCTTTTGTAGGTTTGCTTTTAGCAAAGCTGGAGGAGAATAGGTATGTTGATTTTATGGTGGGGGTTGTTTTAGGTTTTGTTTTATCGATTTTTTTGATGTATGTAAGTGTTTATTCTTATTTGGGTTGATTTTGGAGGTATTTAAGGGGTAGGTGACGTTTATATGGTTTTGGCGATTGATTGGTCATCTATCTTTTTGATTCGCTTAGAGCTTGATTTAGGAGGTTTAATGGATTATAGAGGTAATTTTGAGAAGAGGAAGAATCGTTTTAGGGTTGATTTTGTAAAGGCGTTTTTGAAAGGGTATGGGTGGTCTTTGGAGGTTAGGGAGGAGATTAAGCAAGAGCTTGGTTGTAAGAAGGACAGGCTGGATATGCTTAGGACTGGTTGGTCTAGTTCTGTGCCGGTTCATGGTGGTGGGTCTAGTCAGGAGGATGCTATTTGTTTTATTCTCGATGAGGTTGGTGATTTGGAGGATGTTATGGAGGAGATTAAGGAGGTTTATAGACCGATAAGGCTTGCTATTAGGTCGCTTGATGATTGTATGCTTATTAATATTGTGCTTCGCTTGTGGGTGTATAAGGATGAGTCTTGTAGGTCTTTGGCTAAGAAGTATAAGGTTTCTAAGAGTGCTATATGGAACAAGAGTAATGTTGCTTTGTTGTGTATTTGGAGGTTTTTGGTTAATTATGATGAAGATTAGGGTGGTTTTTTCCACTCTTTTTTTATTTGATTTTTTTCAAAAAAAGTGTTGATTATTATATAAGTTGGTAGTATAATATAAGTATGAAAGGAGGAAAGTATAATGGTTAAGAAAAATAAAAAGAGCCTTAACGTCAAAGAATTCGAACTTGAGATAAGATTCTTTGGGTTAAGGCTCATAATCAAAATAGTTAGGGGTTAAGCCCCTAGCTTTTGATACCATTATACTAATAAAATTATGAAAATCAAAGTAGATTTATCTTGGGAAAAACCAAGCATTAGAGAAGTCTTTGAATCCTTAGCTATGATTGGAGCCATCGGATTAATAATTTATTTATTAAGGAGGTAGTATGACTGAGAACAAGACAAGTGATGCTCAACTTAGGGCTAGCAGAAAATGGGATGCTAAAAATCCTGATGTTAAGAAAAAGTCTAGAAACAAATCGGGTTGTAAGGCTTATATTAGGGATTGGGCAAATGAAGAGGATTTGCTTGAAGTTGAAGAATGGATTAGGCTAAGAAGAGAAAATTTATAAAAGGTGGACAAAAAAGGTTTTTTGTGGTATACTTTTTGTAGGATTAGAAGTGTATATTTTTTTTAAGGCGAACGAATGGGTTCGTCTTTTTTATAGCTTATTGACTTTCTTATCATGATGTATTACAATGTAAACAAAGATAAGGAGGATTTTATGAGTGTTGTATCATTAAGGTTAAATGAAGAAGAAAATAAGCTTTTTAAAACTTATTCTAAGCATACTGGTAAAAGTTTATCTGAACTTTTCAAGTCAGCTTTGGCTGAACAAATTGAAGATGAACTTGATTATGAAACGGGGATAAAGGCTTTAGAAAATTTCAAAGAAAATCCAAAGACTTATTCTATTGATGATTTGATTTCGGAACTTGAAAATGACTTATAGGCTTTTGATTTCTGATGATGTAAGGAAAAAGATTAAGAAGATGGATAAGCATTTAGGTCTTATGTTAGCTAGGGATATGAAGGCTAAACTAGATGGTCTTGAAAATCCTAGAAGTATTGGTAAGGCTCTTGTTGGTCAATATAATGGACTTTGGCGATATAGGATTGGTGCTTATAGGGTTATTTGCGATATTAGAGATGATGAACTTATTGTTGTTGCTATTGATATTGGACACAGAAAAAATATATACAAGTAAGGCGAGTTTAGGCTCGTCTTTTTTTATATAAATTTATGAGCTAAGCTGCCAAATGTTTCTCCTAAAATTATTATATTATTTTTTTAAAATGTGCGTTTGTATGTTTTTTTCATTTGTTTTTTGGCAGCCTAGTTGATGGATTTAAGAAATATTTAAATAACATTTTTAAGACAAGTTGTAAAAGGCTTGTCTTTTTTTGTACATAAAAGAAAGAGGTGATGTACTTTGAAGAAATTGACAATTAAACAAAAGAAGTTTGCTGATGAGTACATCAAGACTGGGAATGCTACTGAAGCATATAAGAAAGCTGGTTATAAGTATAGTAGCGATAATATGGCTAGCGTTGAGGCTCATAAATTACTAAGAAATCCTAAGGTAAAAGCTTATGTTGATAAAAAATTATCAGAGTTAGAAGCTGAGACCATCGCTGAATCAAAAGAAGTCCTGCAGTACCTAACTTCTGTTTTAAGAGGTGAAACCCACGATGAAGTTTATTATAAGACTGAGTTTGGAGGAGAAGCCTTGGGGCAAGTAAAGGTTCAGAACAAAGATAGGCTTAAAGCTGCTGAACTTCTAATGAGAAGATTTGGGCTTAATGATTCTGATCTTGAAAAAGAAAAACAAGAAATCCAAATTCAAAAGACTAAGACAGAAATTGAAATCATGAAAGGTATATCAGAAGAAGTTGAAGATTTAGACGATATAGATGGGATGATTTATGGAAAATATTAGAAAAAGAAAAACAATCCCTTTTAATTTTTCTGATAAGCATATTGATTATATAAGAAAGTGTGCAAGTAACACTTATAACATAGCAGAGGGGGCTGTAAGAGCGGGTAAGACTGTAGATAATATCTATGCTTTTGCACACGAATTACGAACTACAAAGGATAGAATCCACCTTGCCACAGGTTCTACTGGGGCTAATGCTAAGCTTAATATTGGTGATGCTAATGGTTTTGGTTTGGAGTATATTTTCCGAGGTCAGTGTAGATGGGGAAAGTATAAGGGGAATGAGGCTTTAATTGTTAAAGGACTTTTTACTAATTTTAGGGAAAGGGTAGTGATATTTGCGGGGGCAGCTAAGGCTGATTCATACAAGAAGATTCGTGGTAATTCGTTTGGTATGTGGATTGCTACGGAGATAAATTTACATCACAAAGATAGTATCAAGGAAGCTTTTAACCGTACTGCTGCAGCTAAAAAGCGTAAGTTTTTTTGGGATTTGAACCCGTCAAGTCCTAATCATTATATATATTTAGATTATATTGATAAATATCAAAATATGTTTGATGAAGGGGTTGATTTTGGTGGATATAATTATAAACATTTTACAATCGATGATAACATCAATATTTCAGACCAAAGAAAGAAGGAAATAAAGCTACAATATGACCCTAATTCTGTTTGGTACAAAAGAGATATATTGGGACTTAGGGTTGTAGCTGAAGGTCTAATTTATAAGCAGTTTGCTGATAGTCCTGATGATTATTTAATTGAAGAAAAACCTCACGAACTACAGATGATACAAATTGGAGTGGACTTTGGTGGTAATAATTCGAAGCACGCTTTTGTATGTACAGGTATAAGTCGAGGATTTAAAAAGGTATATGCGTTAAGGTCTGAGAGATTAGAACCTGATAAACCTACAGATCTATACAATCAATTAATAGATTTTGTAAGAGTTATCCAATCTACTTATGGTAATGTTGATCTTGTTTATGCTGATAGTGCTGAACAAGTTTTAATCAAGGGTATGCAAAAAGCTCTATTAGATGCAAATTTGAATATAAAGATTAAGAATTCTATCAAAAATCCAATCAATGACAGGGTAAGGCTTGTCAATACTTTGATTGCTTCTGATAGATTTTTTTATACAAAGAATTGTGAAAGCTTAGTAGATGCTTTATCTACTGCGGTTTGGAAGGAAGAGGAAATGGAAGATATAAGGCTTGATGATGGGACAAGTGATATAGATACACTTGATGCCTTTGAATATTCTATTGAGAAATTTATAAAAGTGTTGATGAATACATAGGAGTTTATATGTTAGATAGAGAAATTAGAGAAAGGCTGGGTAGTCTTTCTAATAACATTGACAATAATTATAAGATTTGGCTTGATTGCTATCATGGAGAGCCATATTGGTTAAAAAATGATTATGATATTGATAAGTCCCAATCTTTGAATTTGTGTGCATCTATATCAAGCGAGCTTGCAAGACTTGTAACAATGGAGCTTGAAACAAAGGTAGATGATGAGAGCATTGATTTGATTTATCAAAGATTTATAAGACATATTAGAAAGTTTACTGAATATGGATTAGCCTTAGGTGGAATTATCATAAAACCTTATGTAGAAGACTATTCAAAAAAGCTTATTGATATTGATATAGTACCTGCTAATAAGTTTATAATCTTAGGGTTTACAAGCTTTGGAGACATCAACCACATTGTTTTTATAGACAGGATTAAGAAAAAAGATAAGAAAGATAAAGATATATATTTTACAAGATTAGAAGAACATCAAATTGATGATAAATATATAATAACCAATACTGCCTATATGTCTAATACTGCTGAAACTTTGGGCGATAAGGTTAATTTAAACCTAATAGATGAGTGGGCAGATATGGCAGATGAAATGATTGTAGAATCGGATAGACCTTTATTTTCATATTTCAAAAATCCTCAGGCTAATAATTTAGATCTAGATTCTAATGAGGGTATATCTTGCTTTGCTAGAGCTTTATCTTTAATCCAAGATGCAGACGAGCAATATCAAAGGATAATGTGGGAGTATGAGGGCAGTGAGCTTGCAATAGATGCGGATATAACAGCCCTTAAAAATACTGATCAACTTCCAGTTGGAAAAGAAAGATTATTTAGAAATTTAGGATTAGATATGGGTTCAGGTAACAAAGATTTCTATAATGTATTTAGTCCTGCAATTAGGGATTCATCTCTTTTCAATGGTTTAAATGGAATAATTAGAAAGATTGAATTTATTTGTGGACTTGCCTATGGAACACTTTCTGATGTAGAATTTACTGCAAAAACAGCAACTGAAATTAATACAAGTCAGCAAAGATCATATTCCACAGTAAAAGATATACAAAATGAATTAGCAAGGTGTCTTGAAGATTTTGTTGATATATTAAAATATTGGTTTAAGGAATTATCAATTCCATTTAAGGATAATTGCCAAGTATCCTTTGATTTTGACGATAGTCTTGTAGTTGATTCTGAAACAGAACAAAAAATAAGGCTTCAAGAAGTGGCAGCAGGAATTCTTAAGCCTGAAGCATATCTTAAATGGAGATATGGTGTAACTGATGATGAGTTAGGGGAAATTCAGGCGAATGTTACTGAAAATAGAGATGATATAGCTGAGGAAGAATAATGCTTAGTCCAGAATATATGGGAAGAGTAACTGATAATTTAATAGAGTTATACCAAGATTTAGAAGATGAAATAATTGAAGATATAGCAAATAGGATAAGTAAGAATGGGTATTTAACGGCGACAGCCCAAAGGCAAGCAGAAGTTTTAATTCAGAATGGATATACTACAAGTGAAATTGAAAGTTTAATTGAAGATAGGCTTGAAGAAATTGATGGAGAGCTTAATAATATTATTGATATATCAGCTATTAAACACTATGAGGATGAACAAAAGGCTTATAGGTTAGCTAATAAAGAGATGGTGGATTATAGTAAGAATAGGAATGTTGAAAATACTGTAAATGTTGCTAGGGATAGGCTTATAGAAGGTAATGGGAATATTACTAAGTCGCTTGGGGTTGTAGTTAATGGTGAGGATATACTGTTAAATGATTTTTATCGAAAAACATTAAATCAAGCGGTTTTTAAGGTATCAAGTGGTGCTTTTAGTCGTGAGCAAGTGGTTAGAGGGTTAGTAAATGATATTTCTAATTCAGGTATTAAGTCTATTAATTATATGGGGAGTGGACGTAATTATACATTAGAATCAGCAAGTAAGATGATTGTAAGAACTACTTTAAATCAAATGACGGGTGAGATATCTATGGATAATGCAAAGGATATGGGGCAAGATTTGATGGAGATATCGGCTCATGCTGGAGCTAGACCAAGCCATGCGGTATGGCAAGGGCAAGTTGTTTCTATATCGGGTGAGAATAGTAAGTATTTAAGCTTAGATGATATTGGATATGGAGAAGTTACTGGATTTATGGGTGCAAATTGCAGGCATAATTGGTATCCATTCTTTGAGGGGATATCAGAAAAAGAGTGGACTAAAGAAATGCTTGACGATATAGATCCAGAGCCTTTTGAGTTTGATGGAAAGGAATATACTTATTATGAAGCAACCCAAAAGCAAAGACAGATTGAAAGAGCTATAAGAAAATATAAGCATAGGGTTATGATGTATGAAAGGCTTGGAGATGATGAAAGTAGGCTGATTGCACAAGTAAGGTTACAAAGGCAAAGACAACTTTATAAAGATTTTAATAAGGCTGGTAATTTAAGGGCTAAGCCTTATAATTTAGCTAAATATGGGTATAATAGGAGTAAGGCAAGTAAGGAAGTCTGGGCGGCTAAAAAAGCACAAAAGAAAGCCAACGAGATTTATAATCTAGGGTCTGATAAAAAGAATTTAGATATATACTTAAAAGATAGACCTCTTAGAAAATATATAAAAGAGAATAAAGACTTTGATAAATTAAAAGTCGGAAAACAAGAGAACCATTTAAATAATATGGAAAACATCAAAAAGAAGTCTCAATTTAAAAATACTATTGAAGAAATAGAATTAGTCTATAAAGAAAACAGGGGCAGTGGAGAATTTATTAGAAGAGATAAATCTCAATTGACTGAATTAATTGAGGATAATAGACTTGATGGATACTGTATTAATAGAGAAGGTAATGTAGTTACTACAATGAGGGCAATAATACATTATTCTAAAAATGGATATCATATAGTCCCAACATTAAGAGAATTCAAGGAATTAAGAAGATGAACAAATATACAGGATTAGAAAATCTTAAAAAATATTCTAATAAAAAAATAAGAGTTATTACTAAAAATCAAAATGTATTTACTGGAGTTTATTCTATATACACACCAGCAGGTGATAATGATCCTGAAATAGAAAGTATAAGCTTAGAAACCCCAAAAAGATATTACGATATTAATACACCTGATATCATAAATATAGAGGTGGTAGATTGATATGATTGAAAACTTTAAAATAATACTAAAAATTCTAACATCTTTAAATAAATCGCTTGACGAAGAATATTTTGATCCAGACTTAATATCAGCTAGTACACTAGGTATTACAGAAATCAGAAGAAACAATCTTCTTGAAATGTTATATGATGCTGGCTATATTAAAGGATTATCTATTAAATATTACGTGGACGGAGATTTTGTAGTTACTAATTTAGATAAAACTAAAATAACTTTAAAGGGTTTAGAATATTTAGAAACTAATACTATTTTTAAAAGAATTCAAAAAGCAGCTAAGGGAATTAATGAAATGATTCCTGGAGTATAGAAATATTAAATTAAGCACACTAGCAATTGTTAGATGTGCTTTTTAATTATAGGAGATATTATATGTATAAGGACGAAGAAAAAATCAAAGAGAGAATAGAAGAAATAGATGAGAATATAGTTATACCAATAGTGGTGTCAATTTTCACAAGCCTTATAACCAATGTCCTTCTGTTATATATTTTATAACAAAAGTAGTTAGAATTGTTGTTATAAAAGAAACTAGAATCGGGGTTAAGATTGAATGTTTGAAAAACTTAAACCTTTCGTAACGCTTAATATTTTCATAGTCTAAACCATATTTAGTGATTTTTACCATAAAGTCTCCAGATACGTATGGTTTGTATTTTATTAAGCCTAAATCATCAAGAAATTTAAGATTGATTAATAGTTCATTAATATCAAATGTGGATATTACTTTGTTTTTCAAGAATTTGTCTGAATGTATTATATCAGTAGTATTCATTTTCTTTAACTCTTTAAGAATCTTTTTAGAGTTTTTGGATAGGTACATAACTTTAACTCCTTTTTTAGTCTATTATACATTAATTAAAAGGAATATTTAATTATTTTCTTGACTTATGTGGGTACATAATGTATAATATAATTACAATAAGAAATTAACTTATTGAATACGAGCGAGAGAAAGGAGAAAATATGGACGAAGATATGAATACAAGCGAACTTCTAAAAGAGGTTGTGGAAGAAAATCAAACAAGAAAGATACTTGAAATTTTAAAAGAAAGTAAAAATCTTGAAGAAGCAATCAAAAAAATAGAAGCTTTACTAAATAAGTAAAACTTCTAAAACTTCTAAAGTACCAACGGGGACTCGCTCCCCTGTTGATACTTACATTTTACTTTAAGAGCGAGAGAAAGGCAAGGCATTATGTGAGTAAAGAAAAAAAGAAAATGGGTAGACCAATAGTTGGAGATGAACCTAAAGATATACAAATAAAATTCAGAATCTCAAAAACGGATAACGGAAAGTTGAAAAAAATATCTAAAATTACAAAGATGAATAAATCTGAAGTACTGAGAAATGGAATTGACATACAATATAACCAATTAGAAGATAAAAATAAGTAATAAAAAAGCCCCGTGGGCAAACACGGAGCAAAGTAGTGTAATAATAACCACTCATTGTTATTATACTACTTTAATATCAAAAATAAAGGAGTATAAAATGTTAAATTTAATGAAATATAATAGTAATGATGTTGAGATAATAAAATATAATGACAAAGTACTTTTTAATCCTTATGATGTTGGAAACTGTTTGGATATGAAAGAAGAAACAGTTAGATACCATATAAGAAATTTTAATGAAAATCAAGTTATAAAAATAAAAAAATCAGATGTTGGTTCAACAAACAATTTGAATATTCCACCATCTGGACGTAGTTTTTTAACTGAAAGTGGAGTATATAAATTATCTTTTAAATCTAGAAAACCAGAAGCAGAAAAATTCACTGATTGGGTAACTGATGAAGTGTTACCAAGTATAAGAAAGACTGGCAAATATGAAATAGATGGCGAACAACTAGAACTAGAACCTTATAAGCTAGAAAAGAAAACTTACAAGGGTAAACCTGTTATGACTGTAAGAGATATAGTTTATTTAACTGGACAAAGTAGAGATTCTTTAAATTGGACAATTAAAAGAGATGGTTTAGGTTTGTTACTTCAAGGTAGATCTCTTGAAGATTTTAGAGAAGAGAATAATTTTATTTCAAAAGCAACAAGAAGAATAAATATTCTTTATTATGATGATGTTTATGAGCTAACAAAAAAGCATAATATACCTGGGGAAATGAAATGTGAAATAGATGATTATTTTAATGATCCAAGTATTCCTATAGGAGAAAAGAAAATCAAAGTAAAGGATGTTGAAATTTTACAAAAGGTAGAAAGATTAAAATGTTTATATTTTCTCATTCAAAGAATGGGTATTGATGATAAGATGAAAGGCGACATGACTGAAATTATTTCTGAAAGATATGTTGAATTTGGATTTCTTAATAATAAGTGCAGAAGTTTAAGTATTAATAGTCTTGAGGGCTGGAATTTTGATTGTGTGTATGGAGATTTTAAAAGAATGATTAGAAATTAATTGAATAATATTAAATTAGGAAGCTTTCGGGCTTCCTTTTTTTATGGGAAGATACCGAAGTGGAAAACGGGACGGTCTGTAAAACCGTCAGCTTAGCTTTCGTGGGTTCGAATCCCACTCTTCCCACCATGGTCAAAGCAGACCTAAAATGCAAAAAAACAAATATCTAAGTCAGAGCAACGACTTAAAAAGCTTAAAAGGAGATGTTTTATGAAGACGGAAGAATTAAAAGAGATAGGTTTAAATGATGAACAGATAGCGGCAGTTTTTAAGTTAAGAGGAAAAGAAGTTGAAGATTATAACCAACTTAAAAATAACTTTGAAACTTTAAAAACTGAAAATGAAAATTTTAAAAATCAAGTTGCAAGTGCAAATGAGCAGATAGAAGCGTTTAAGGATATGGATATTGAATCAATTAAGGCAAGTGCTGAAGAATATAAAAACAAGTATGAACAGGCACAAATCAAAGCTAAAGAGGATATGGACAATATAACTTTAAATAATGCTATAGATTTAGGCTTGGTTAATGCTGGTAGTAGAAACTTAAAGGCAGCTAAGGCTTTACTTGATATTGATAGTCTAAAGGATTCTAAAAACTTAAATGATGATTTAAAGGCACAAATTGAGGGGCTAAAAGAAAGTGATTCATACCTATTTAAAACTGAGGAAGAACCAAAGCAAAGAAGCATGGGTAAGTCTGGATCTATAGGAGAAAAGGAATTAAAAGATATGACTTATGAGGAAATGCTTGAAGCTAACAAGAAAGGTATTTTATAGGAGGATTTAGATGCCTAAATTATTTGATAAGACATATTTTAATGCAGAAGTATTTGAAAAATACGTTGATACAATCGAAAGAGAAAGAACTAATGAATTACTTAATTCATCCGCAATTGTAGAAAGAGCAGATTTAAAAACTAGAATGGATGAACAAGTTGGGGGAAATATTATTGTTACTCCAATCGCTGGAATTCTTTCTGGAGATGCTGACAATTACGATGGACAAACAGATATTAAGTCTGATTCTACAAATACTTTTTATCAAAAAAGAGTTGTAATTGGTAGAGCTCACAGTTGGACTGAGAAAGATTTTGTGTTTGATATTACAGGTGGACATGATCCAATGAGAACTGTAGCTAATCAATTATTAGATTGGTGGGCGGATTTAAAACAAGATTCATTGTTAGCTATTATTGAGGGGATTTTTTCTATGACTGGGGGAGAAAATAAGAAGTTTGTTGATACACATACTTATAAAGAGGATGTGTTTGGTCAAGTTACTTTAAATAATGCTTTACAACAAGCTTTCGGGTCTAGGAAGAAGAGTTTTGCGGCGGCTATTATGAATTCGGCGGTATCAACTCAATTAGAGAATTTAAATTTAATTCAATATGCAAAATATACTGATTCTAGAGGAATTGAGAGACCTTTACAATTAGCTAATCTTAATGGTAGACCAATTATTATTGATGATTCACTACCTGTAAGCAAAGAGGGAGAATATACAACATATATCTTTGGTCAAGGTGCTTTTGAATATACAAAAGCAGGTGCTAAAGTACCATATGAAACTGATAGAAACCCAATGAAAAATGGTGGAGAAGATACTTTGTACACAAGAGACAGATTCTGCTTTGCACCAAGAGGAATTTCTTTTACTGAAAGCTCTATGGTTTCTCTATCACCAACTGATGAAGAATTAAAGAAAGGTGCTAATTGGGAAGTTGTTAAAAACGAAGATGGAGCTTTTCCACTTAAACAAATTCCAATAGCTAGAGTTATTACTAAGTTAGGGGCAGATAAAGCAGTTTCAACTACACCATCTGGGACTATTTAAAGTAGGAAGGGGTTAATGTATGTTAACCTATAAAGAGTTTAATGATAAATACCCTGAGATTGATGTATCTGAGGGTATTTTTTATTCACTTAATAGAAGAATAAGGACAAGGATAGATTTTTTTACATTTGAGAGAATTAAAGATGATGATGTGAGGTTACAAAAAAGAATTGATGATGTAGTTTGTGATATCATTTGTGAGCTTTATTTTAGCGATATAGGGATTAAAAAAGAAAAGGAAGGTAATTCCCTATCTAATATTAAATCTGAAAGCGTAGGCGAATATAGAGTCGAATATGGCAGTAAGAATGAATTAGATACAGATAAGAAGATTAATCTACAAGATAGATTGATTGATGATAGGATAAGGGAAGCTTTTATTCATACAGGTTTAATGTTTAGAGGATATTATGAGAACTAACGCAAGCGTGACAATTATTAAAAGAATGGTGGTAAATAGGCAGGATGTTTATTCGGAGTTGGGAACTTATCCTTGCCATTGGGAAGAAACAAGGGGGATAAATGCAAATCGTACTGGAAGAAGTAGAGACGATATTGATAAGATAACTTGTTATATTCCTAATCATTTATTAAGAATGGTTGATGTTGAAGATTTAATAATAAGAAATGATAATTTAAAAGAAATAAAGCAATTAAAAACATTTAAAGAGTATGAGAAAGAATATGGAGCTAGAAAAATAACAGTCTGTGATGTGTTTGATTTTGGCTCTAAAAATATGCAATATACAAGGATAGGGGCGAAGTGATGATAATATTTAATAGATTTGAATTTAATCAGGTGCAAGCCCTAAAGAAAAGAGATTTAGAAACGGGTGGAAAGGTGCAAAGCTTTATAGATAGCGAATGTATAAGATTAATGGCACCTTATACACCTATGGATATAGGAACTCTTATAGGTTCGGCGACTGCTCAGACTGCAATAGGAAGTGGGAAGATAGTACAACAAACGCCTTATGCCAAGAGATGGTATTATGAAAGAGCTAATTTCCAAGGTGCACCAATGAGAGGGAACAAGTGGTTTGAAAGGATGAAAGCAAGCCATAAAGATTCGATTTTAAGGGGTGCTGCAAGTATAGCAGGAGGTAGAGCAGGTTGAAAACAATAATCGAAAGTATAAGAGAGTATTTTTTAGAATGTCCATATTTAGAAGATGATGTAAGGCTAAATATAGATTTTTTAGGAGATAAGGCTCTTGAATATGGAATATACACTGAACCTATTAATCCTTTGATTAAAAGATATGTAGATGGCGATGAATTAAAGCAATTTGCTTTTATATTTGCCACTAAAAGCGTGATGAGTGGGGATTTAATTACACAGTTAGAAAATTCTGCTTTTTTTGATAATTTGATTGAATGGATTGAAGAACAAAATTATAAAAAAATATATCCTAAATTAGATGGAGAAAGATATCCTACTAAATTAGAGATTGTAACGAATGGATATTTGTCTAGTGCTGATGTAGGGACTGGACAGTATCAAATACAAATGCGATTAGTATATATGGAGGTTAATTAATGGCTACTAATACAAAAGAATTACAAAATTTAAAAGAATTTAAGGGGTTAGTTTTAAGGGCTGATGTGGTTTCTTTTATGGAAATTGGTGAAAATTACTATAGAATGAAAGGTTTTACAGATTTACCAACTTCAAAGGAAACTGAAGAATATTCGAGAAAATATGTAGATGAAAAATCAGAAAGAACTTCTGTAACTGGTATGACTTCAACTACTGATTTTACACTTGATAGATATAAAGACAATCCAGTACACAATAGAATACAAGAGGTTTTTGATAAAGAACAACTAGCAGATGACGCTACAGTTAATATTGTTACGGTTGATTTTTCGAAGAAATTAGCTGAGGGAAAATTTTATGCGATTAAGAGAAATCATACTATAGTGCCTGATTCAGCGGGAGATGGTACGGATGCATATCAATATTCTGGATCGTTTAAAGCAAATGGTGCACCTATTGATGGATATGCAGAACTAGGAGAAGGAGATAAGGATTGGTTAACTATTAAATTTACTGAAGGAAGTCCATCAGGTTCTGTTTCGGGAGTTGGATCACATTAGATAGGTAATAGTTAAAATTATAAGGGGGCGTAAGCTCCCTTTTTTATTGGAGAATTTAAGGAAAAAGGAAATATAGATATGGTATTTAAGAGAAAAAATAACAACATAAAGTTTGAGTTTGAATGTATAGATGGAGAGATTCTTAAATTTGAAACGATATTAAGTGAAGATTTAGCTAATAAGCTTATAGATATAGGGAAGATAGATTACAAAAATTTAAGTGATGAGGAATATAAAAATATTTTAATTAAGGCATATGATCAAATCCTTGGCAAGAATGCGATGGATGATATAAAAGAATTGGTTTTTGGTGGAGATGATTTAAGTTTAGTAGATATTATCGATATAGGGGTTTATATAGCTGGGGAAGTGAATAAATATAATGATAAAATAAATAACCTTCATGGTGTGTTAGATAAGTATAATGGTGAAAAAATGAATGCTTTATCTAAGTAGTGGTTTACCCACTTTTATTAAAGTTAATGATGTAGAAATAAACATAAATACAGATTTTAAAATTTGGATAGAATATGAAACTATAATGCTTGATAATGATATTAGTTCGATTGAGCAGATAGAAAAAGTTTTAGATTTATGTTTGAAAGATGATATACAGTTAGAAAGTTTAGGAGAACTTGAAGAATTGTTTAATGGTCTTTTATGGTTTTATGGTTGTGGAAAAGAAAGAAAAGAGAATAAGAAAGACAAAGATGATAAGGAATCTAATTCTAATAGTTCAAAAATGATTTATTCATATGAACATGATTGGTCTTATATTTATTCTGCTTTTAGAGAATGTTATAACATTAATTTATTTGAAGAAAATCTACATTGGTGGGAATTTAAATCACTTTTTGAATCTTTGAATGATAAGTGTTTATTTTCTAAAATTTTATCTTATAGGTCTATGACTATATCTTCTAAGATGAGTAAGGAAGAGAAGAAATTTTATAGGGAGATGAAAAAAATTTATGCTTTACCTGATATGCGAAGTGAGGAAGAAAAAGAATCTTCTTTTGCAAGGGCTATGATGGAAAGTATGAAAATTGAATAAGAAAGTGGGGTGAGAATATGGCTAGTGATGGTAAATTGCTATTTGATACTAAACTTGATACCTCAGGTTTTAAGTCGGGTTTATCTGCGTTATCAGCTATGGCGAATGCTGCTGGAAATGGTTTAAAGGATATAACAAGCAAAGCGGTAGGTGCGGTTAAAACAAGTATGAAGGCTGCTGGATTGGCTGTGGGTGCTTTTGGCGGATATTCTATAAAGGCTGGTATGGATTTTGATTCAGCAATGAGTCAAGTTGAATCTATTTCGGGAGCTTCGGGGAAGCAATTACAGGCTTTGAGAGATAAAGCTAAGGAAATGGGTGCTACTACTAAATTTTCTGCTACACAGTCGGCTGAGGCTTTAAAATATATGGGTATGGCTGGCTGGTCTAGTCAAGAAATGTTAGATGGGTTGCCTGGAGTTATGAATTTAGCGGCAGCAAGTGGCGAAGATTTGGGATTGGTTTCGGATATAGTTACGGATTCATTGACGGCTTTTGGGTTAACGGCGAAAGATACCAATAGGTATGTTGATATTTTGGCGGCAACTTCGACAGCATCAAATACTAATGTATCAATGCTGGGGGAGTCTTTTAAGTATGTAGCTCCATTGGCTGGGTCTTTAGGTTATAAGGCACAAGATGTTGCGGTTGCTTTAGGCTTGATGGCTAATGCTGGTATTAAAGGGTCGAGTGGCCCTGCTATTAAGTAATTAATAGAAAAACAAACCTTTTGAATTCGGGGAAAGCTAAGTTATATAATGGATAATGCAGGAATTAAGAGTATAATATACTATATAGAAAGGCATTATCTAATGAAAAAATTAACTCACGCAGAAGTGCAATCTAGAATAGATGAAGCACATGGAAAAAATAAATATATATTATTAGAAGAATATAAAAACAGGAGAACTAAAATCTTAACTAAACACACAGAATGCGGTTATACTTATCGAATCTATAATATATTATATAATAAGCTAATCCCGAGCTAAGCCTAGTAGAAATACTAGGAAAGTGTAACGACTAGATTAAGTAAGCTAAGTAAACTAACACGATGAAAGTCGTGTTTTTTATATGCAGAAATATCCACGAGCGGAAGGCACCGTACTATTAAATTAGCGGTGAAGATATAGTCTGAACTTATAGGAAACTATAAGAAGTAAAAGATAAAGAACTTTTACGATAACATAAGCACAAGCTGGTACTTCCTTAAAGGCGGCTTTAGCAAGGCTTGCAGATCCGACTAAACAAGTGCAAGAGCAAATGAATGCTTTGGGGATTTCGATTACTGATTCAAATGGGAAAATAAAACCATTTAACCAATTGATGAGGGAAATGCGTACGAGTTTCCAAGGGTTAAGTGAGGATCAAAAAATTCAGGCGGCGTCAACGTTGTTTGGTAAAGAGGCTATGGCTGGAATGTTAGCTATTTTAAATGTTAGTGATGAAGATTTTGATAGCTTAACTAATTCTATTAATAATTCGGCTGGTGCAGCTGAAAGAATGGCTAAGACTATGAATGATAACCTAAAGGGGGATATAACAATACTTATATCTGCTTTAGAGGGTCTAGGTATAGCTTTATTTGAGAATGTAGATACACCTTTTAGAGAGGTTGTACAATCAGTAACTAAACAGGTTGATAGGCTTAATACAGTTGTACAAAGAGATATAAGTCAATTGCCTAAAGTACTTGGGGATATGATAGCTGAGGGTGCGGTTTATATAGCTGAAAAAGCACCTAAATTTATTGAGGCTGGAAAAGGTATAATTTTATCTTTTTTACAAGGATTGCAAGATAATTCGAGTAAATTGGCAGATAGTGCAACTAAAATAATAACAAGTCTTGCGTCAGCTTTTATGGAAGTGGGGGCAAAGCTTTTTGAAGTTGGAGGAGAAATTCTTGTAAAATTAGGCGAGGGTTTAATAGATAATGCACCTATATTAGTACCAAAGGCTATAGAAATATTAGGAAAACTTGCTGAAACTTTTAATAGAAATGCGGTTAAACTTTTAAAAGTGGGGATAGATTTATTAAAAGCTATAGCACAAGGAATAGTTAATAATCCTGATGTGGTTGTTAAGGCGGTTCCTCAAATTTTAATGGCTTTATCTATTGCTTTTGCAGCTTTCAAAGGTCCACAAGTAGCTAAAAAGATGATGGCTTCGCTAGTTAAAGGGCTATTAGGGGAAAAGCCTGCTGTAAGTAAAGCTTCTGATGGGATTATGGATACTTTATATAGGAGTTTTACGACTAAAGGAAATGAGCTTAATGAGGCTGGTGGAAAGTTAATATCTAAATTAATTGATGGTATTAATGCTAAAAAAATACCAATGATGAATGCTGGAGCAAAAGTTATTGGTCCACTTATAGATGGAGTATCTAAGGGGGCTGGTAAGCTTAATGCGACTGGTGGAAAGATTATTGATATTTTATCTGCGGGAATGAGTAAAGTTGGTGGCTCGAAGTTTATTACTATTGGTAGTGGAATAATAAGCAAACTAATTGGTGGTATGACGAGTGGATTTGGTGCTATAGCTGGTGTTGTGGCAAAGATAATACCATTAATAGCGGGATTGTTGTCTAATCCGGTTGGGCTTGTAATTGTAGGAACGATTTTAATTGGTGCTATTATAAAAGGGTTTAATGTTGACATAAATAAGTTGGCAAATAGTGCTGGTAAGATAGTAGGTTCTATCGCTAATAAAGTTAAGCAAGGGGCTTCTAAACTTATTGATGTGGGAAAATCATTAGTTGGTAAAATTGGTGATGGAATCAATGCTGCAAAAGGTTTATTCGCAGAAATACAAGCTAAAGGCTTAATAGGAGTGTTAGGAGATAAGCTTAAGGCTGGAATTAATAAGCTAAAGTCTATTGGTAAAAGTTTTATTGAAGGTATTAAAGAGGGCTGGGACGAAAATGAAAATAAAGTTTCGGACAAGGCTAAAGAATTGCCTGAAAAAGTTAATAGCGAAGTAGATGGGTCAAAAACAAAACCAACTGGCGAAAATATGGTTGGTGGAGTGGTTGATGGACTTAAAGATGGAACTACAGATATATCAACCGCCTATAAAGATTTGATTAATAATGGAATATCAGATACGGATGCTAGAGCTATTTTAAGACAAGAAGGCAAGGCGAGTGTAGATGAATATGCTCAAGCGGTTTATGAGGGTTCAGGAAATGTAAGAAGTGCATATACAGCTATAAGAACATCAGGTCTTGATACTATGGAAGCTGCTGAAAAGTTTTTTGAAATTGCAGGTCTAAATATTGATGGATATGTAAATGGAACTGAAGAAGGTGGGCAAACATATAGAGAAAAGCTAAAAGAGTTGATGGACGGTGGAATGAGTGAAATCGAAGCCGTTGAAGAAATGACCAATATAGCTAAGAAGAATATGGATGGCTACAAAGCTGGAGCTTCTGAAAGTGGTACAAGTATAGTTGATGAATATAAGACTATGATTGATATGGGTCTTAATGAACTTGAAGCTTTTGATGAAATGTTTGTAAAAGGTCAAATAAATGTTGATGCTTTTGGTCGTGGTTCTTCCGCTGGAAAAGAAGCTGTAATAGGAATATACCAACAATTAAGAGAATCTGGACTAACACAATTACAAGCTATTGAAGCACTACAAAATATAGGTCTTTTAAATATGAAAGGCTTTGGAGCTGGAACTAATGCTGGAAAAGTAAATGCTGAACAAGCTTATCAATCTTTAAAGCAATTAGGATTAGATGAATCAAATATAGCTGAAATATTAAGAGGTATAGGCTTTGCAAATGCTGATGCTTTTAGTCAAGGTATAAGTTCTGGTCAAGGTAATGTTTCAACTGCTTATACTAATACATTTTCTAATCCTTTAGAAGCAAGGTCAAGTATGTTAACAGGAACTGCTAATGCTCAAGGTTTTAATACTGGTACTTCGTATGCTGATGGTATAGAATCAACGACTATGGATGTAACGTCTAGGTCTCAAATGCTAGGGGCTAGTGCGGTTAACAATCTTAAAGGTGGCGAAGGTGTAGCAAATTCAAAAGGTCAAGAAGTAGGTGCTGAATATGCGACTGGTATTGGGCAATCAAAAGCGGGAGTTGATACAACAGCCATTGGGGTTGGACAAAGTGCGGCGACACAATTAAATAATCAACAACAAGCTTTTGCTAATGCTGGTAATGAATCTATGGATAGTTACCAAAATGCTATAAGTGTAGGTGCTAATAAAGTTACTAATGATATAGGTGTGATGGGAAATAATATTACATCTTCTTTAAGCAATACTACTAATGCAGTTAGAGCAAGTGCTAATTTGATGATGAATAGCTTAGTTTCATCAGTTTCTAGTGGAGCTAGTAGAGTAGATACTGTGTTTAGAAGTTTAGGAAATAATGTAGGTTCTACTTTTACAAACTTAACATCTAAGGTATCAAGTCAATCAAGGCAAATGATGAATAACTTTACTAACGCAGTTACTCAAGGAACTAATAAAGTTAGAAATTTATTTGAAGCTATGACTAATAACATGAAGTCAAAGATGAATAGTACTTCAAGCCAAGTTAAAAGCCAGGCTAGATCTATGATGAATGGTTTAGTATCAAGTGTTAGGAGTGGGGCAAGTCAGGCAAGGTCTACGATTTCTTCTATGTGTTCAAACATGGTTGGTATTGTAAATTCCTATAGTGGCTCATTCTCTTCTGCTGGATATAATCTTATGGCTGGATTAAGAAATGGTATTTATGGGGGTAGGTCTGGAGTAATATCCGCTGCTATTTCCGTAATGAGGTCGGCTGTAGCTGCTGCAAAAAGAGCTGCAAGTATACATTCACCTTCCAGAGTTTGGAGAGATGAAGTCGGTGCAATGTTAACTAGAGGTCTAGGAATTGGTATAGAAGATGAGGAAGGTTTTGTAGTTGATAAAATAAAATCCACTATGGAAGCTATAAGGAATAAGGCTAAAAATGCAGTTTTATTTGATAATAATAAAATGGGAGCAAATTTAGCATATAGTTTTGCTGGTGGTTATATACAAAATAAACAAGAAGTTGAAGTACAAGTTACTAATGGAGCTATAACAAGCGTTATAAACCTAGATTCTAGAGAAATCGGAAAGGCTGTAGCTCCAATCGTAAGCCAAGAAATAAGTAAGGATGGAAGACGTAGGAGAGTATGAAATCAATTAACTTAATAAGAGATTTAAAGATATATAATGCTCATGTTTTAGCCTATCCTGAGATAGGGAATACAGAGATTGAGCGTGATACATTTGAATCGGATACAGGCTTAATATTTTATAGTGAAAAGAGGTTGGCATTTACGCCAGTCTCTTTTGTTATAGAGTTTAAAGGTGGTAAAGATGAAATAAGGAAAAATAGAAATAAGTTATCTAAAGAGTTAGAATTAGCTAAAGTAACGTTTAATGATGAGGTGTACTATAAAGGCAGGTTTTTAGCAGAAAGTGTAGATACAAGATATTATTTTCAAAATGTAACTTATAAAGGTAAGGCAATAGCAATGTTGAATGTGCAAGAAATTGTTGTACCTATTAATAAGACTATAAAGATTTATAATAATGGGAATCTACCCACACCTTGTAGGTTATGTTTGAATGGAAGTGGTGATAATATAAATATTAAAGGATTTGATGATGATATAAATATAAAAAAATTATTAAATGAGATTATAATCGATTCTGAGAGAGGGGTTTATAGCTTAGAGGGTAATAGTTTTATTGATATAAAAAGCTTTCCTTATATTGAGGATAAGGTGGAAATATTGGTATCAGGTAGTGGGGATTTTATTTGTGTAATTGAGTTTGAGGGTAGGGTTTTATGTTAGTTTATGAAAATAAAACAAAGAATAGAAGTTTTTTTTCTTTTTTTAAACATTTAAAAATAAAAAGTGAAATAAATGAACTTGACCGACTTATATTTGAAATACCTAAAGAATATAGATACCTTTTTAATGTTGAAGCTTATGTATTGGAAAATAAACAATATTATGATATCAAAAATATTGAACCATATTATGATGGATATAAGGTTGAGTGTGAGCAAAAGATATTAGAGTTTAAAGAAAAGTTTAATAAAAGTATTAATTTCTCTTATAAGACAATAGAAGATGTTTTAAAGGCAATTGTAGTATCTCTAGGATATACTTATAAGATTATAGGTAAAATAGATAAAAAAAGAGTTATAACGGGAGATCACAAAAGTAGTTGGGAAATTTTTCGAGAAGCTATAAAAAAATATGGTGTTGAGTATAGGGTTGATAATTATAATAAGGTTATAACTATAGCGGAAAAATTAGGAAATGATAAGGGAGCATACTTTATAGATGATTTTAATATAGATGATAAAGATATATCTGTAGAATCGTTTGACTTTGCTACAAGAATTATTCCTGAAGGAATGAATGGTCTTAAAATTAATCAAATTAATGATGGAAAGGATTATATAGAAGATAAGTCTTATTCTGATAGGACTATAACTTATTATTGGAAAGATAAAAGATATACTAATATTGAAAATCTTAAGAAAGATGCAGAGGAGAAGTTAAAACAGTTAGCTAGACCTAAGATTGATATTAAATTAAAAGTTAAGGATTTATCTAGTGCGATAGATGTGTATGCTATAGATTATGATGTTGGGGATTTAGTTTATTTAATAGATAAGGATAGGAAGACGAAAGAAAGGTTTAGGGTTGTTTCTATTATTAAAAGACCTTATAAGCCATTTGAAAATGAGATTTCTCTAACTAATAAGCCTGTTGATTTAATAGATGATAAAGAAAAGATAATTGAATTAACAGATAAAATGTGGGAAGAAACAAGGGGCAGATTTGAAACTACTGATAAATCTATTGAAGCGAGTGTAGCGACAGCTAAAAGGTATACAGAGGATAGTTTTAAGATTTATAAGAGTGAAAGAGAACAGACGGATAGCAAGATATATGAAGTTATTAAAGAAACAACTACTTATATTGACCCTGAAACTGGTCAAACAAAGCCGATTGTAAATAGGCAGTTGGAAATTGATAAGAGTTTGAATGGAATTAATATTTCGATTGAAGCTCAGGGGAAGATAAATAATAAATTTACTGAAGAAATTAAAGATAGATTATCAAAGGATGAAATTTTAAATGATGAGGAAATTATAAAAGTTTTAAAAGGAAAAGATGGGAAAGATGGTCTACCTGGAAAGCAAGGGACACCTGGTCGAGATGGTAAAGATGGTATGCCAGGTAAAGCTGGAGCTGATGGGAGAACATCATACATGCACTTTGCCTATGCTGACAGTCAAGATGGAGCTGTTGGATTTACATTAACAGCAACTAATGGCAAGAAGTATATAGGCTTTTATACAGATTTTGAAAAAGCTGATTCTATAAATCCTAGTAAATATGAATGGTCTAAGTATGTTGGAGATGATGGAAAGCCTGGCAAAGATGGAAGTCAGGGAATACCTGGTAAGGCTGGAGCTGATGGTAAGACACCATATTTTCACACGGCATGGGCTAATAATTCTACAGGAACTAGTGGATTTTCAACTTCTCAAGCTGGTGATAAGGCTTATATTGGTACTTATACAGACTATATTAAGTCTGACTCTACTGACCCTAGTAAATATACTTGGCAATTGGTTAAAGGTAATAAAGGGGATAAGGGAGAGGCTGGAAAGCAAGGGATACCCGGTAGAGATGGAGAATCTAGTATATATACTTGGAATATGCTCCGCAATAGTCGAAACTTCACAAAATTAACAGCATATAAGGATTGCACCTATAAAATTTTAGATAATAAATATAAAATATCAAATACTAATATTAATGATGGTATTCATGTTACAACTTCTGGAGGAGATTCACTTTTAAAGGTTTATTTAGGATTTTCTAACGATGATGTTGACGAATTAATAGCTGGAGAAAAGTATACATTTTCACTTTACGTATTAAATTTATCAAATCAAAGCTTCTTTTTAAGAATAAATGGATTCCTTTTTGAGCGTTATGAAATAATAAGTGGGTACTCGGGTCGTATAAGTATATCAGGTGTGTATTTAAAGGATTTAGTTCCACAAATACAATTCCAGGCGTCTAATAAAGATGATAGGTTAGATTTAGTTTATGCTGAATTGAAAGTAGAACCAGGTGAGATAAAGAATACAAGTTGGACACCACATAAAACTGAAATAAATGGCAAAGATGGCAAAGATGGAAAGACAGGCAAGATAGGTCAAAATCTTTTGAGAAAGTCTAATGTGCCTATTGTAGATAATGTAAATTATGTAGGAGGCACATGGAAACTATGTGAAAGTTTAAAAGATGATGAGCTTGTAACTTTTACTTGCAAAATAAAGACACAAAAGAGAGATGGCTTTAATTTATATAATTCAGGTGGTTCTATAATTCTTAAAGGTAAATATATTTATCCAAGCGATGATTATATAATAGAATCTTTTACTTTCCCTTGGAAGACTTTTGCTGATGTATCTTGGGGAGCAAAACATTATGAACAAACTAACCCACCATATATTAATTTATATGTTTGGAGTAATGGTAATGGAACTGATAAGAATAACAATAAAGTATCGATAGAATGGGCGGTATTAAGCCGAGGTGATATTCCCGCTATTGAGTGGTCTCCTTGTTATAAAGACCTAGAAGACATAGTATCAGTAAGCCAAGAAGAAATTGAAAGAGAACTGATAAAAGTAAAAGCAGATTTTAAAATAGAAAATGACAAAATAAAGGCAAATGTAGAATCCCTAAGTGTGGGGACTATAAAAGAATTTGGGAAACTAAGAGATGATTTTGATAAATCAATAAATGACGCTAAAAACAAGGTATATCTAGGCACAAAAGAATTTGTAGAAAAGAACTTTACAAGCAAGGAACAAACAGATAGACAAATAGCAAATATAGCTGAACAAATAAAAGTAACAGTAGGAGAGAGATTTGATAGCCTACAAACAACAATAATCCAAAATAAAACAAGCATAAAACAGCTAAGTGATAGTATAAATTTAACTGTATCAAGCGTTAGAAAAGACATAGATACTAATAAGAATGATATAAGGCAAAGAGTAAAAAAGAGCGAATTAATATCTGAAATAAACTTAACACCGGGTACAGCCCTAATAAGAGCTGATAAAATAAGATTTGAGGGGGCAAATATAGATGTACAAGGAACATTTAGCACTTTAAACGGGTCTAATCAGGTAGGGGTTTATATTAACTACAATCAAATTCAATTTAGAGATAATCGTTGGAATGGTAAGACATTTGGAATGATATCAGTTTCGAAATTTATAAATCATAGTGGAATGGATTTAAATATAGGACATTATGCAACTGGATCTTTGGGGATTGCGTATTTTGAAAATGATTTATGGCATAATTATATAACCTTTGATAGGTGGGGGTTAAGTCCTGATAAGGTATATAACGATAGCAGTATTATTTTTAACGAAAACGCAAGTATGCAATATAACGCCCTAAGATTTGGAAAGATGGAAATATTAGCCAGCTCGTCTAATGTATTAAAAATTAAACACATTGATAAAAAATTAGGATATTTATTTTATTTTGGAGATAACGAAACCAATTTTTATTATTATTACGCAGCAGATAACAAAGACCATCTACAACCTGTAAGTTGGGATAGTCCGAAAGGAGAGACATTATAATGGATAAGTTAACACAATTGTATATTGACGAACTGGCACAAGCCACACATAAAAGCTTGCTATTGCAAGCAGAGGTAGAAAAGCTACAAGAAGAAAATAAAAAACTACAAGAAGATATAGACAAAATAAGAGAAGAAAACAGACCGTTAGTATTAGACCAACCAGCAGAAAAGACAAAAGAAAAAAGTGAAGCAAAAGAGGTAAAAAATGTTTAAAATTGAAAAAATGTATTATAGTGGATTGAATGAAACAAAAGTAAGACTAATGCAAGAAAATCCATACAGGGATTTTGTAGTAAGCCTAATAGGAGATAGGACAAAAGATAACGATGATATCCTAAGGCAAGAGGCTATATCAATATTAAATCTAGAATTAAATCCGACCTTTGCAATAGGAGAAATAAAAAAGGAATTAATAAAACAAAAAAAGATGATATTAGACCTACAAACTACCATAGTAGGTGGAAATCTGACAGATAGTAAAATAGATGATATGTTAGGGGATATAAGCGATAAATTAGGGGTGGAGGAAACACCAAAAGAAAAAGAAACCCCTAATCCAACTGAAAGTAAAATCACCATAGAAGACACAAAAAATCTAGATACAGATAAGAAAGAAGGACAACAATGAGTATAGCTTTTTTAAGAGTAATAACATCAAATTTTGTATATAGAATGTATTACAAAGGTGAGGATTTAGAAGATATAATGAATTCTTTTTCGAAAGTTAAAAATAATGAAAAATTAAAAGCGATAATAAGAAAATCTGTAGAAATATATATAGAAGAAAATAAATTTGACTTAGAAATAATAAAAATGAAAAGATTAGCGGGAATATTAAAATATTAAAATATAAAAGAGTAAAAATGCGAACATCCGATATTCCCCCACTCTAAGACAGACATATATTTATTTGCATATATTGACAAGGCTATACTCTTAATGTATAATTGTATTACAAGTAATACAATAGGGAGGTCAATATGGCAAGTATATCTTTTAGAGTAAGTAAAGATGAAGAAAGGCTAATTAAAGATTATGTAAAAGTTAATAATCTGAATTTATCCGAAACTTTAAGAAATTTGATACTAGATGAAATTGAAGATGATTTAAAATTAGATGAAGAAAGAATATTGGAAGCTCAAAATAGGATAGGCAAGGAAAAAGCCTATGACCATACAGAAGTCTGGGAGAAGTTAGGTGTATAAAGTAGAAATCTTAGAAAGTGTTTATAAAAAGCTTTCTAAGATGGATAAGCAGACAGTAAGGGTTATTAAAAATTGGGTAATAAAAAACTTAGTAAATATAAAAGACCCTAGAACCAAAGGAAAAGCTTTAAAAGGTGATTTAAAAGGCATATGGAGATATAGGGTAGGGGATTATAGGATGTTTGCTAAAATAGAAGATGACAAAATGATAATCTTTATTATAGACCTAGGACACAGAAGAGAAGTTTATAAATAGAGTAGTTGGCAATTAAGACAGTTTAAAGGCTGTCTTTTTTAATGTAAAATATAGCAAATATAAAAAGGAGTGATAAATGAGTACTCCAACACCAAAAGAAGTAAATACAATAATAACCGATAATGGGGCATTACAGGCAATAGCAGTGTTTGTTATTGCTATTTTAGTGTTTTATTTTGTCGGAAAAATTTTAATGGAAAGACAAAAAATTAAACAAGAACAAAAAATGAAAGATGAAGATCGAGCGTTTGAGAGAAAGCAAAGAGAGGAGGACAGAAAAGAACAAAGAAAAAGAGATGAAAGGGAAGAAAAAACAAGGGAAGAAAATACAAAAGCCTTGCAGGATTTAATAAAAGAAGTGACAAAAGCAGTAGAAAATAGCAACTCTAGTGTTTTAGCATTAGGGGATAAGCTTACAATACACGAAAGTAACGCTAATTGTAACTTTAAAGAAGTAAATGAAACTATAAAAGATTTAAAAGATATGCTTAATATAGCTATAAATGTGCAAGATGACCTTGCAAAAAAAGAGATGATAGAAGAATTAGACAAAAAAATAGATAAGTTGTTTGATGAATTAAAAAAATAATAGGGACTAGGGTAGAAACCTAGTCCTTTTGTATAGCAAAAAATTAGGAGGATTTTATGGCAAATGTAGAAAATATGATTACTTATGCTAAAAGTAGATGGCATGTACCTAAGTATGTAATGGGTGGTGGACGAATAGGGGCAGAAGCTTCTTATAATTCTAATACAGACGATTGCTCATCTTTTGTTTATAAGTGCTTAAAAAAGGGCGGATTTATCCCAGAAACAATGTGGAATGGCTCTACCGAGGATTTATTTAAGCTTGCTAGACAAGGCAAATATCTTAAAGAAATCTCTTATAAAGAGGTAAGACGAGGTGATATATTCGTAAAAGGACGTGAGGGTGGTTCTGGTGGTGAATATGGACATACAGGTATATTTTTAAGAAAAGGTGAAATAATACATTGCAACGCTGGGCAAAATTGGACAGTAACAACAAACAACGAATCCGAGGGATATTGGTATTATTTAGACAATAGCTATTATCCTGTAAGATATTTTAGACCGATAGGCAATGTAGATAATACTACAGAAAGAACAGAAATAAAACAAGAAGAATATAGTGGTGGAAAGAAATTTATTAAAAACGAAAATTGGTATGGTATAACCCAAGCTGTATGTAACGTAAGAGCGGATGCAAGCACAAACTCTGCAATAGTTGCACAATATGGCAAAGGACAAAAAATAAACTATGACAGTGTGTATGAGGGTGATGGTTTTAGGTGGATATCTTATATTGGATATTCGGGCGAAAGAAGATTTGTAGCTTATAGACAATTAACAGGAGATACTACACCTTGGATAAAGTTTTAATTGACTTATAGTATTATATGTAGTATTATTTAATTAAAGAACAAACCCATTTATACTAGAACAGTTTAACCACGCTGTTCTTTTTTTATGCTTAATACTTGAAATATGATATCATATATAGTATTATATAAATAGGAAGGAGGTATAAATGGGTAAAAAAGTGGTTAAACTCATTATTAACCCACCTATTTATGACATATGAAGAAGGATTTGCAATACTATTTATCATTACCATATACTATAATTACTAAAGAAATTAATGATGAAACAGGTCATTATTATGCTGGTAGAGTGGAAGAATTATACGATGTAAAAACAGTTGGTGGTACAATAGAAGAATTGTATAAAAATATTCGTGAATTATTAGAAATGGCAATTGAAGATAGAATCGAAGATGGTGAAGAAATACCAGAACCAATTGAAGAAAAATACTCTGGTAGGATATTAGCAAGAATCCCTAAAAGTTTGCATAAGTTTTTAGCGGAGCAAGCACAAAAAGAAAATACATCATTAAATCAATTAATTTTGTATAAATTAAGTAAATAAGTTTTAAGCGATTACATAAGTAGTCGCTTTTTTAATGAGAAAATATTAAAAAGGTTTTAAAAATTATTTGACACTATGCGTATTAATGTGTATAATAATAGTGTAAGGAGGAAATCATTATGCCAATGACGTCAAAGCAAATGATTAAGTTCTTAAAGAAAAATGGATTTACCTATATACCATCTGGTGATGGTTCTCACAAGAAATTCAAAAACTTTAAGACAGGTAAGATTACAACAGTACCTGACCATGGAGGAAAAGACCTACCTAAAGGTACAGAAAATGTAATCTTAAAACAAGCGGGGCTAAAATAGCCCCTCCTTACTAAATTTAAAGGAGTGTATTTATGTTTATATCTTATCCAGCTGTATTTTTAAAAGATAAAGAAAGTAATGGCTATACAATTTTATTTCCAGATTTACCAGGATGTATTTCATGTGGGGATGATATAAAAGATGCCTTATATATGGCTAATGATGTCTTGGGTGGCTACTTATTTGATGATTATTCTAAATTAGAAGATCTACCCAAATCATCAAGGTTAGAAGATATTGACATTATGAATAGCATTGATGAAAATGGTAAAGAATATTTTTCTTATGAAGGAAGTTTTAAATCATATGTAGGTCTTGATTTGACAGATTATGTTAAAAAATATGATAATAGAACGGTAAAAAAGAATGTAACTATACCATCTTACTTAAACGAAATGGGGAAAAGTGCTAATATAAATTTTTCTAAGCTTTTAACAGAAGCTTTAGAAAAGGAATTTGAAATAGAATAAATTAAGTAAATAAAAAAATTTTAAGCGATTACATAAGTAGTCGCTTTTTTAGTGTTTAAATTTAAAGGAGTTTAAAAATGGAAAATATATTAAATAATTTAGGTCTAACTATTGTTACTATAGCTTTATTTGCAGTAATTAAAATTGCTGTAGATCAAGTTAAAGAGTATACAAAAAATAATATTAAGAATGAGAAAGCAAAGAGGGCTATTGATAAGGCTTTGGAGATTGTAACTCTTGCTGTTAATACTACTAATCAAACTTTTGTAAAAGAGTTAAAAGATAAAAATGGATTTGGTAAAGGAGAAGCAGAAGAAGCTTTTAATTCATCTAAAAGGGCAGTATTAGATATGTTGGATAAAGAAACTAAAGAAATCTTAGAGGAAGAGTTTGAGAATACTGATAAGTTTTTGAATTCTGCTATTGAGTCTAAGGTTTGGGAGAGTAAGAGAACTTGAAAAAAGATTAAGGGGGTATTATAATGTTTGTAAGAGAAGCAACCTCTTAGACCACAAAAAAGCCCTTGATCAACCCTCAAGGAAATTAGATAAGATACGATTCTTCATGAATCAAAGACAAAAAAAGACGGTAGCTGCAACTACCGTCTTGTCTTTTACTTGTTTTTGCTTTTCTTATTAATATATCTTAAGATAAGAGCAACTAACAAGGGAAAAATAAAATTTTCCATTAGATAAGATACTATCTCCATATAATCACCTCCTTTATAGGAGATGATAATATAATAGCATATATTATTATGGTTTAAAAGGATATATATTATCAGTCCCCTTAAGTGGGGGCTTTTTTTGTGCGAAAAAATAAAAAAGTTTTAAAAAGTGCTTGACTTATGGGTAGCCTTATATTATAATATAATTAACAAATAAGAAAGGGGGCAGTAAAATGACAAATGAACAGTTTCAAAAGGTAATTCAATTGATTTTAATAATACTTGAAAAAAGTAAAAATCTTGAAGAAGCCAAAGAAGAAATAAGAAAGTTACTATAAGGCTAGGGGCTTAGCCCCTTAGCTAATTGTTAGGAGGATATTATGACAGATAAGGAATTTAAAGAGTTTTTAAAAAGTGTTTTGGAGCTTTTAGAAGAAAGTAAAGACTTAGAAGAAGCTAAGAAAAAACTAAAAGAAAAATACTTAAAATATGAAAGATAAAAAGAAAATGGGTAGACCAATTAAAGGTGATTATCCAAGAAATAAAAGACTTTCGTTGAGGATTTCTGAAAAAGAGATGAAAGATATAGAGTATTGCTCAAAAAAATTAAAGAAAACAAAAATAGATACTGTAATGGAAGGTATTTATTTATTAAAAGATAAAATTAATTAAAATAAAAAAAGAGATAGATTGACAAATGAACAAAATAGGCAAACTATCTCTTAGGTAACGACATATAAAATATCGTTACTCTTATTATACCATATAGGAGTTAAAATATAAATGAACAACATAACAATTAACAATAACAGTATAGAAAGAAAATTATACAATAACCAACCAGTAGTAACTTTTAAAGATATAGACTTGGTGCATGAAAGAGTATCAGGAACAGCAAGAAGAAATTTTTATAAGAACCAAAAACATTTTATAGAAAATGAAGATTATTATCTTGTAACTGTTGAAAATGCTAAATGTACGAAATTCGTACATTCAAATATACCACCTAAAGGGCAATACTTTTTCACAGAAAGCGGATACCTAATGTTAGTAAAATCTTTTACTGATGATTTGGCTTGGGAGGTTCAAAGGCAATTAGTAAATTGTTATTTTAGAGAAAAAGAACAAACTTATCAACAATTAGAACTAGAGCCTTACAAACTTGTTAAGAAAACATATAAGGGTAAGCCTGTTATGACTGTAAATGATTTGGTTTATTTAACTGATTTTGAAAAATCTACTTTAAATCTTCACATTAGAGCGTATAAGATAGGAACTTTACTTGAAAAGTCTGAATTATATAAATTTAAGCTTGAGAATACTAATATTTCTAATAGAATAAGTAGTTTATATGTTTTAAACTTTGATGAGGTTAAAAATATTTTGAAATATTTTGGTCTTTTAGATAAGTGCAATAATGAAGTTGATAAGTATTTCAATATTTTTGAAGTAAAAGAAAATAAGGATAGCAAGGCTATTACTCTTTTAAGATTTTACAATTTGATAAACCTTGAAAGGTCATTGAATATGTTTTTTGTGGATAAGAAGTTAAAAGAAGATTTGACCGAGGTTATTTCCAAAAAATATATTGAACTTGGTTTATTGGATAAGCCTTGTAGAAATTTGAGTATTAATACCTTAGAGGGGTGGAATCTTTTTGTAAAGAAAGATGAATATAAACGTGATTTGATTAAGTAATTGTAGAATGACCACTGGCTTTTTGCTGGTGGTCTTTTTTTGTGTGCTTGTTTTTTATAAAAGCACTTGATATATTTTACTATCGATAGTATAATATAAATATAGAAAGGAGGTAAGCAATGGATATTATTGAAAAAATAATAAGCCTTGTAACTGCGATAGTAACACTAACAACTGCTATCATACAGTACAAGGCAAGCAAGAAGGATAAATAATTATCCTTCCCCCTTATGGGGTCAATAATATAATACTTCATCCATTGTTAAAAGCAAATGACTTTAAGGATTATAACTTTAATAATATCAGTAGTAGCTTTAGTTATCTCAATAAAAGCTTATAGCAATTCTAAGAAAAGGTAGGAGAATGTATGAATAAGAATAGTAGTCAAACAGAAGCTAATAAAAAATGGCAGGATAAGAATAGGGAGTATACAAGATATCTTAACGCTAGGAGTGCAGCTAGGGGGTTTATAAGAAATAAAGCTACACTTGATGATTTGGAGGAGTTGAGATTATTGATTTCTGAAAGGGAAGAAAAGTTAAAGGATAATTAAGTTTAAATAGCCGCTATTTCATTATAGTGGCTATTATTGATTTAATAAATTTTAATAAAGCCATACGCTATATATAGATATTTTTTTGTATTTTATATGTAATTGCTTATTTTTAAATTAAAGTAATAGGATAAGGTATACTCACTAAATAAATTGTCTTAAATCATAAAATATGAAGTGTTATTGGAATTTCAAGAATAAAAAGCATAATAAAAATAATTTATCAAAATATTTGACAATATATACCCTATAGGGTATACTAATAATGAAAGGAGGATAGTATAATGATTGAATTAAAAAAATGGAAAATAAAGACTTTGAAAATTACCATTACAATCTTTATTTTCCAAATTGAACTAGAAATAGTTAAAGGCTCTTAAGCCTTTGACTATTCACAATCATTATACTTATGAAATTATGAAGTTCAAATTTGAATGCAAACTAGTAAAGCCTACAGTTGAAAGTACAATTAATTTCATTATATTTATATTAATTGTTATCTTGATTAAAAAAGTATATTTCTAGGAGGTATTATGTCAGAGAATAAAACAAGTGAAGCACAAAGAAAAGCCAATGAAAGATGGAGAGAAAAAAACAAAGAGAAGAATAAAATCTATCAATTAAGGTCTCAGGCTAAAAGATTTATTAATGAATATTCAGATGAGAAAGATCTAGATGATTTAATTGAATTGTTAGAGGAAAGAAGAAAAATATTAAATAAATGAGGGAGCTTGTTTGCTCCCTATATTTTACTATTGTCTTTTTGTTACGTGTTACGATTGTTGTTACGTTATTTAATATTATATATGGTAATATGGTTTTAACGGTTTTAATTAAATATTCATTTTTCTATATATAAAGCTATATATGGTTATATAGAATTTAGTTTATGAGAATCCTCAATGCCGCGCCATTTTTTGCAAGATAGCTTATTTTAAATGTTTATAGGCTGTCTTATTTGTGACTTGCCATTGTTTTCAGAACCTTTCTGTAGTTGTTATATTTTAATTTTTAAAGGATAGTATAGGTTTACACTATATTTTGTCTTTTTAATATCCATAATTGAATGTTTTGCGGTATTTCTTTCATGTTTCATCTTTTAAGTTTTTAAACAAATAAAAAAACAGTAAACCTTTTTTGATTTACTGTTAGACTCATTTGGATTAAGTTTTTTAATCACAAAATCAGTTGCAACGTTAAATTTATGCTATTACAAATTCTTTATTTTCATTTTATCAGCAGCGGTATTTTTTCTGATAAAAAAACAATCCTCAATGTAAAAACAAATTATCATAAGCGCTTGTAATAATGATGGGAATGCTACTAATGTTAGAGAATATGGAATTGCAACTATAATAGAAATAGTCCAAACAATAATTGGCAAAATCCATCTGTTCATTTTCTTCTTTTTTACAAGTTGAATCTCAAGTCCTGCAAATATAACTCCAAAAATTATAACAAGTATCAATAATTCTTTATTCAT